TGCACGAAGTGCTGACGCTTGAGCTTGCGCTCGTCCTCTTCCTTCCAGTTACGGTAGATCGCCAGGACAATGTTTGTGCCCTTGATGAACGTGACGACGTACGGGATGGCAATCTCGGCCTCGTCCCCGTAGCCATACTTGTCTTCTTTGACGTGCAGGTCAACGTGCGTCTCACACAGGGTGTAGCGGTCATCGTTGATGTCGGAGAACCCAGTCTCCTTGTCCTTGGCCTGCTGTATGTCGGTCTTCTGTTTGTCCGGGTCACCCAGCTCCACGTCGCGGTAGAACCCAGCAGCTTGCAGCTTGACGATCTCGTTCTTGGTTTTACGCATCACGTGCGTGAGGCGATGGCAAGTGTCGAGGTCCGTGCATCCGTACGGCAGGATGATGTCTTCTGCGGGGATGAAGATGCTGACTTGGCGACCCAGGTTGGGGTCGTAGTACACCTTCTTGAACGCACTACCCGTAGCAGGCAGGCTCCACAACATGCGCTCGTGCTCGGGGCGGAACTCCTTCATCACTTCCGTGAGTTCGAAGTTCATGTCGTCTTCGACGCGTGTGGCGGCTTCCTTAACGTCAGGCGTCTCCTTGCCAATGATCTTTGTCATCACCGGCCCCTGTGCAGGGAACGTCTCGGTGATCATTTCTGACTGGAACCTGACAACAGCTTCCGTGATCATGGGGTGGAACACGCCGCATGCGCCGTTCCAAGGCTCGGTGCGCTCCTCCATCTGCAGGCCCAGCAGTTTCAGGCCGTCGGTGTATGACTTCTCCCACTCCTTGCGGGAGTTCTTGTCCTGATCGACATCGCTTGCAACGTCTTGGATCAAGGAGTTGATAACCGCTTCATCCAGCGTTTCTGCGAGGTTGCCGTCAAACCCCTCTTCAGTAGGCTCTTCCGGACGGATGGAAATCTCCAAGCCGTCGATGCCGATGTTGACCTCTTCTGGGTCAACGATCTCGATTTCTAGGGGTGCCTCTGCTACTGCAGCCTCTTCGATCCCCATCGGGGCGGCGTAGAGGGCTTTGTCAAAATTGGTAGCCATGATGTTCCTTAGTAGTACGCCGCCTTGCGGGGCGTGAAGTATCCGTACTCGCGCTCATCAGACTCCAAGCTGATGAAGCCGCCTTGGCGAAAGCGCAGCAGCGCCTGGGTCATAGTGTCCACGAAGTCGTCGTGTTCGCCGACGGGGAACGCTGCGATCTCCTCGATGACCTCCCGCGCCCAGCGCGTGTCAGGAGCCCAGACTTTTCCTGACGAGAACAGATCAGCCACTGCGTTGACCCGCACTGTCTTGTCGTTACCCCGGCTGGGGGTGTACTCAGCCACCGGTATGCCCATGTTGCGCAGCTCGAAGATGAGCGGGGCACCAGCGGCTTTCTTTTCCACGATGAACGCATCTGGCTCCCACTGCTTGTAGTGCTTGAGCGCCACGGCTTTCAGCTCGGGAAATGACATCCGATCCTTGAACGCATCGAGCAGGATCAGGTGGGGGCTGTTGCCTTCTTCCTCGTTGTACCAGACGCCCCAGGTTGTGCAGGCGCTGTAGTCAGCGGTGCTCTTGGCCTCATAGGCCGTGTCCCAGGACTGGATGATGTACTCGCACTTGGGCGGGTCGTCCTTGAGCCACGTTTTCCACAAGTGCCGACTGATGATGGCCGAGGCGTCTGCCGTCGGCTGCTGCATGTACTGGGCGTTCCAGAACCGTGGGTCGAGGTTGGCCTTCTTGGACTTGAGCTGGTCCAGCGGCCACTGCTCTGGCCACAGGCTTTTCTCGTTCTCGGTGTCCTCGTTCAGGATGGCAGGCAGCTCGACGATCTCCCACCGGTCAGCGCCTGCGTTCTTGGTCTGGTAGTCGATGAGCTTGCCAGTCAGGTCAATCAGCGACCAGCGCGTCATGATGACGATGATGGCACCCCCTGGCATCAAGCGCTGCAGTGGGCCGGTCTGGAACCACGACCACGCCGTGTCGAACGCCAAGCGGCTGTTTATCTTGATGTCCTGCTCAGAGTGTGGGTCGTCGATCACGAACAAGTCAGCGCCCCGGCCTGCCAAGGCACCACCCACACCTGCCGCGTAATACTGGCCTCCCTTGGACGTAGACCACTTGCCAGCAGCCTTCTGATCCTCGGCGATGATGGTTTCGGGGAAAAGCTCAGCGTACTCATCACTGCTGACCAAGTTTCTGATGCGTCGGCCATAGTCCTCGGACAGGGACGCGGTGTGCGTGCCCATGATGATCTTCTTCTCGGGGAACTTGCCGAGGAAATAGGCGGGGAACAGGTAGCTGGAAAACTCCGACTTACCCATACGAGGCGCGATGTTGATGATGACCCGCTTTTTCTTACCCAAAAGCACGTCTTCGAAGATCTTGGCCAGCTTTTTGTGGTGCGGACCTACCTTGAAACCCGGGTAGACGTGCTTGGCGAAGCCCAAAAGGCTTTCCTTGGCCAGTTTTCGCGACAAACGGCGCTCGCGCTCTTCCAAATCCTCAAAAAGATCCTGTTTTTCCTGCCGAGACATCGCAGGAAGCGCTGCTTGTATCGCCGCAAGCTCTCGCGGCGTCAGACTGTGCAGGCTTTGGAGGTTCATTGGGCGTTGTTCAGGGGTTCTTGCACGGTTTCGCCGTTTTCTTGCACGGTTTCCACCACTTCCTCCGCCACATCCACCACCGTCACGTCACTCACATCCATGAACCGCGCCAGTTTGTCCTTGATGCGCCGCTCGATCTCGTCGTCGGTCATGTCAGTCTTCTTGACCTCCACCCGGTCGGTGAATAGCGCCACCTCGGTGACGCGCCCAAGCATCTCCAAAGCCCTCAAACGTATCTTGGCGTCAGGGTGCTTGGTCTCTTCCAAGATCTGCGCCACCGCATACCCACGCAGTTCCTTGGCCTGCTCCACAAACTCCCAGTCATACGCCGTCAACATGCCCGTCAAATGGCGTACGGCCTGCGGCACCTTCAACTGAGTAAGCGCAGACTTCTGTTTCTGAGACAACTCAGCGGGGTTTGCGATGGCGATGAACGCGTTCTGCGCTGCAGCCTGAGCGGCTGCCATCTCCGCATCGTCCACATTGGGCGCACCCATCTGCTCTAGCCACTGCGCGGTGGTGATCTGGGCGGCAACGACTTCGTCCAGTGGGGCTTTCTCAAGCGGCTTCACATCGGAAGGCGAGGTAGCCGGAGGCTCAAAGTCCAAAAGGTGGTCAAGCATTTCAAAGCGGGGCTTGCGTCCGTAACGGAGCGCAGTGTATAGTCATTTCCCGTACGCGTGCAAGCGTGTACGTTGCTCTCTCCTTCAGACACGTACAGGGTCTGTTAATCCCCGGCTGCCCCGCCGGGGATTTTTTTATCTGTAAATGTCAAACATTTGACAATATTTGTGTGGGATTTTTATAATATTGGTGGGGGTGTATTTAGGGGGGCTTAAATGTCAAAGATTTGACATAGTTTAGGGAAATTTTGTGGTGTGGTTGTGAAATACTGTTCATGTTATGTCGCCACCCCGACTCATATTTAGGGGGGTGGGGGTATAGTGGGGTCGCAAAGTCGCCAAAAACCGAAATTCCCGGGGCTTTCGGCAGACCCCCTCGGAGGGGGTTGACCCCTTATATGAAGGGGTGTGTTTCCAGGGGGAAGCATGCTAGACCTTCGCCATTGCCGGACGCTTGTCCGGGTTTCACTCTCGGGAGTTATCTCATGTCAATCGCCAAGCTCACCACCAGCATTCACCAAGCCCTCGATGCCGCATTCGTGTACAGCGAAGCCATCGACGAAGCCAGAAAGAACGATGCCCTCAAAGGCAAGTCCTACGAAGAAGTCCGCGAGCTGATCCTGCCGCTGGTGGCTTCCTTCCCCAAGTACTCCGTCCCTCTCGTGGATGGACAGCGCAAGTCCGCTGGGAAGAAGGTGCTCGATAGCACCCATGCCAAGTACGAAGCTGCCAACAAGGCCGCGCAAAGGCTGGCCAAGGACATCGTCGGCAAGAGCAAGGGTCAGCAGGAGGAATTGGAAGTGCCTGAGCACATTCAAGCCCTCGCCGACAAGCTCACTGCGGCTTGCAAGAAGTACGAAGAGGCGCGTCGTCTGGCCTCCACCGCCATCGCTTCGGCTTTTTCGAAGTGATTCCGGACATTTGTCCGGTTTTCCCGAAGCGTCACTACCCTGAGACGAGGGGGTGACGCCTGTTTTCCACTGTTTTGAAGGAGAAAAGCATGAGAACCTTCCGCGTTGTGTCCGTCCTGAATCGTCAGGACTTCACCAACTGCTTCAGCGTACACGGTGCGCTGAAGCGCCCCCACAAGGGGGAAAAGTACCGCAGCCTCCGCGCTGCGGAAGAAGCGGCCCAGCGATGGGCGGAGGCGGGCTGGTATGCCACAGTTGTGCGGCGCTTGCCGCACGGCTGGGAGAAGTTGGGCGCAGCCGCGCCCATCACCAACGGGGTCGCTTGACCCCATTCAACCAAGGAGAAGTTCCCATGTCCCCCAAGTTCCAAAAAGCCTTCGCTATGCTGGCTGATCTAGGCGTCCCTGTGTACAAACACCCCGACGACACCGACAACTTCAGCATCGATGCCGAAAGCTCCGAATCCGACAACTGGGTCAACTACTACAGCATGAACCCCGAGTGGGAGTTCGGCGTCAACCCCGCCCTCATCCAAGCCCTCGACGCACACGAGATGTACGCCGAATGGGTCAACGCAGGGCGGCTGTCTGTCTACTCCATCTGACACCCGAAGTGACCACAAACCCGGACAAAAGTCCGGGTTTGATCGGGTTATCTGTTTGACAATGTCAAGGATTAGACATTTGTGGTAGCTACCACGCGTTTGACCTAGCGTGCCACCACATGTGGTAGCGTAAGTCCTTGATCCGTAAGGCTTTCTCATACATATATATCTATTGGTATTGGTATATGTATGTATGTGTCCAGGAAAAAGTGTGTGTGTTTTTTTGAGCTTCCCTTTTCCAAAAAGTTTAGGTGTCTGGTATTTTTTCCTGGACGATACCAGTGTGGATAGCACCCCCTTTTCATGAGCGCTGACAACCACTTACACTACCACATGTTGTGGCACGGAAGGTCAATTGCGTGGTAGCACTTGACAATGTCTAGCCAGAAAACCTACGGGTTAACCCTAAGGAGAGAACCAATGCCTGTCTGTTCGGCGTGTGGTAGCACGCGCCACGTTTCAAAATTCCGGCGCTGGAGGGGCACGAAGTGGCACCTCGGCAAGGTCTGTCTGGTGTGCAAGCCGGAGAAAAAAGCCCACGCTCACCGCTCCCTGACGGGCGAGGACTTGCGCTTGTTGGTGAAGTACGGGCGAGCCAACCCTGTGCTGGTGGCGCAGATCAAGGAGGAGCGAAGGCAGCGCCAGTTCAAGGAACGAACAGCCGCCAAGGCAGTGACGCGTGCTCGTCGCATTCGGCGTGTGAACTGGGAGCCGGTGATGGATGTGCTGCGTGATGAGCTGGCCTACGCTCGACGCAAGGTGTCGAAACCCGGACAGATGTCCGGTGTTCCGCAGTGGTCTGAGTTTTGGGTTGAGTATGTCGAGGTATTGGAATCGATGGTAGCAAAGGTCACGCTACACATACTCACGCCGGGGATGCCGTTAAAACCAACGATGGAGCAGACAAACCCAGCGCATTGGATAACCGAGGCTGAATTCTTTCGGCTTCGCAATTTGTATTCGGTATGCACGCCCATTCCGGGTGTGCGATTCAGGAGCCCAGCCTTTTCTGGGTGGTATGTGAAGAAGGAGAAGTAAATGCGATTGACGGATGTGGAGGAAGAAGCGTGGACTACCCGCGCTCACCCTCTTCCGACCAAGTTAGTGCCGGACTTCGACGTGTTGTTCGATGACCTCAACGTGCGAGGCTGGCTGGTACTGGAGCCACCGGCCATTGACCACCGCATCACAACAAACGACGCGGTGGAGTCCAAGCTGGTCAAGGACTTCAAGAACTGGGTGATGAACAACAAACGCCTGATGCTGAACAACAAGCGCATCGGGCAGTACCGGTGGTATCTCACCATCGGAGCACCAAGAAAGGGGAAAGCAAATGAAGACAAGTGAATTGAGTGGACCCGCGCTTGATTGGGCGGTGGCGAAGTGTGAGGGGCGAGAGGTGCGTGCTTGGGCAGTGCATCGCCGTCTTGGTCGGTGTGATTACTCCACCAACTGGTCCCAAGGCGGGCCGATCATCGAGCGGGAGCGCATCGATGTGCTTGGCATGGTCAGGGGGGAGATAGGCCCGTGGACTGCGTGCCTGCGTAAGAAGGATGAAGCCCCACCCTGGAGGCA